AAGCCTCTTTTCCTTTCTGAAGTTGAAGTTGCACATCTGAAATAGCACCAGAACTACTACTTTCAAATCCTCTTATTTCTAAACTCCATCCAGACTGTTTTCCCACAGAAAATTCTACAATTGCTTTTTGTGCAGTTGGTTTATAATCAACCTTATCAATAGTAATCTTTAATAGCATTGCTTGCTTAACAGAATAATCATCTTTATGACGATATAATTTTAATGGTGGATACCTCACAGAAGTTTTTTTAAGAGAAATAGGAACACACGTTCCATCCACAAAAAGATTATCTATGTACTTGTTATAAGTATAAATTGATACCATACCTTCATGTAAAGATAAAGCAGTTTTTGATTGAGGTGATCCAGTTCTAAATTTCTTTTTAAATTCTTTTAAGTTCTTATTTATTTCACGCATATCATTAGTAGAATTACCCCAATTTTCATTCCTAACTTTAGTTTCTATATCACTCGCAGACGATCTCTTTACAGCAAACATATCTGCAGGATTCCATTTATCACCTGTACCTTTAGCAGCAAACTCTATAGCTCTTTTAAAAGTAGTTCCACCAGGAGCTGAATCTTTTACTTCTTTTAATATTTCTACAGCTTTAGATTTAATATCTATTTGATCTGCATGATAAAAAATATAATCATTTCCTTTTAAATATGATGATGTAGCAAGTCTATTAGCAATTGCTGCACATGATTCTTTCCACTGCTGCAATTGACTTCCTCTTACAGAAATTTTAACATCCAAATCATCTTCATATACATTAATTTCACCCATAGTTTCATATTGTTCTTCTATCGTATCTTGTTCATACCACCTTTGAAATCCCCATTGATATCCAGTAGAGTATAATTGTGAATCTATTTGTACTGCATTCTTAACATTATTATAGTCTGTTAATTCAGTACCTTTTAAAGATCTTTGATCTGCAATATTACTTAAGAAGATAAGTATATCACCACCATCAATAGGAGTTCTCTTTTGCTGTCTAATAGCACATGCTATACATTGAAGAGATTCGTTTCTTGTATCTCTAGGATGAGCCATATCAATACTTTATTAAGTATTTATTTAGCGGTCACCTACTGCTCTATTCTCTGAATGATATACATCAAATTCTCCACCAGGATATCTCTTCTTTAATTTCTCTACGTTACCTGCTACAACATCATCAAATGATACTTCAAGAGCCATACAAGCTTGTGCCACATACCAGAGAACGTCACCCAACTCAATAATAAGATGCTCTCGGTTATCGGCATTCCAAGGTTTTCCCTGGAATACCATCTTCTTAACGATTTCCATAAACTCACCGCCTTCAGCACTAATCCCAACAGCAGCAGTGGTAAGACGATTAATATTGGCACCCTGTTTATCAAGAAGGTTAAGACTACTAATGAAAGATTCATAATCTTTACTAGGGTCGGACGTGACAGCATCCACGAAATTAGCGTACTTATCCAGGTCAACTTTTTTTGTCATTAGAATTTAAATTCAGCGAATGATTTTTTAGACTTCTTCTCTTCAGGATTATACTCTTCTTCCTGACCACTGTCAAGTATATCTTCCTGTGCTTTCTGTTCTACATCATACAATCTCATCTTTGCACGATCAATACCAATAACAAATCTCTTGAATATAGTAGGATCGTTATACCTATTCTTTAATTGCTTTACCATAATCTGATTTAATGCTTCGAGTTCCTCTGTAGAAATAAGGGCAAACATAAGGTCAGCAGTAGCAGGGAGTCCAAAAGATTCAGAGGTGTCAGTAAGGTCCACATCGCTACTACCAAAACCGCTACGAGTAGTTTGAGTGGCAGATACAATCGGAAGGTTCGTCTCAACTGCGAGACCCCGTAATTCTTCTGCGATTGCTTTGATAAATGAGTAGGAGTTGACATTACTTCCTGCTCTGTATCTTGAAGATGAACATATATTCAAATAATCTATGAATATTATATCAGGTTTAAAGGACTTCTTCAATGCTAATTCATTAAGCAATGCTTTGAAATGTCCTGAATGTGCTGATGCCGTAGGGTACTCTTTAATTATAAGACTTCCTTGTGTTTTCTTTGATATATTGTTAACTTTGTTTTCGAACATCAGTCTTGGAAGATCCGTAATGTCCTGTATAGGAACATTTAAAAGATTAGCATCAATTCTCTCAGCAATTTTCTCCTCAGCCATCTCAAGCGTGATGTATAATACGTTCTTGCCTTGGAGTAACACACTGCTTGCGACATGACACATAAACAAAGACTTACCAACACCAGTGCCAGCGAGAGCAATATTGAGTGTTTTATTCGGAAGCCCACCCTTTGTAATCTTGTCAAAGAATTCGAGGTCGAATGGTATCTTATCTTCCTTCCTGTGGTATGACTCATAACGTTCGTCATAATCCTGCAAGTAGTCGTGTCCTATATGATTATCAAAAGATACTGCTAAAGCATCAGATAAAATAGTCGGAATAGCATCCCTTCCTTTCGTCTCATCCTGCCCATCTGCAAGAGCAATTGATTCCATAAGTGCAAGATAGATTGCCCTATCCCTACACCACTTTTCAGTAGTATCTATTAACCATTGATTCTCTACAACAGAACTTGTCAGAGAGTTATTAATATCCCGTACTTCCTTTACTTCATCCTCACTAAGATCAGTCCTACCCTCAGTTTCAATATTCAATGCTTCTATTGTTATGGACGAACCATACTTAACAATAAACTTTGTTATCTCCTCATATATTATCTTCTCAGTTCTCTTCTCAAAATAAGCAGGTTGGATGAATGGAATAACCTTACGAGAATATTCCTCATTAAATATTAAATTCCGAAGAATGGTAGTCTCAATGCGTTCCATAATTACAGCAGAATGATATACTGACTCTTGTTTTATCTTCTTTAAATGGTGTAACCAAATGAACAAGATAAGATGGGAATATAACTAATACCCCCGCAACTGGATAGAAACAATAGTGTCCCATATTATAAGGACTGATTTCATCTACTGCATCCAAATGAGTCTTCGTAGCATAAGCAGGATCCTCAAAAACAACAGCACCTCCTTTCCCAAGTTTGCCACTTCCAGGTATGAGAGTGACGTTATCCTGATAATCAAAGTTATACTCATCATCTACTATATCATTAACTGGGTAATAAACACCAGCTAATGCTGATCTTCCATGATGATGTGACATATTGAAATCACCAGGACCACTAATATTTGCCCATATGTTATGGACAATCAAACCATCCTTATTGTTAGTCTGCTTACAGTAATCATTAGCACATTTCTCTATAAGAGAACTAAGCATCTGAAAACTATCATATCTCTGTTCCATTCCAAGAGGACTATGCCATCCTCCTTTATTACTCATATCAACACCATGAGCATGTCGATTCCTTTCAATAAAAGAATCTTCCACCAAACGCTGATTCATATCATGGTATTGTTTACCAAGATTATAAATGCTGATTGGAATAGGAAAGACTGGAAAGAGTCTATTCGTTGCCATAAGAGAACTGCTGTCTAGCAATTTTATCAAGTTGTTCCATTATATCATCAGTAAAGTATTCTGTGGGATTCTTAAGAATTTCTTTACCATATATCTTTTTACCATTCATCTCATACCTTCCAGCAACATTTTTCCACATGCCACCAAGTTCTCCTAACTCAAGGAGACCATAGTACCTATCAAGACCACGTTCATCATAATAAAGACGAATGCTTACATCCTGATTCTCTTTACTTAAACGTGATTTATGAGTCTTTGCTTTGATAATGTTTCCGATGATTTCTTTACCATCCTTCTCTTTCTTCTTCGTGAGGTATATGATAGTACTAGCAGCGTACTTAAGACCACTGCCTCCACCCATTTCTTTTGTGGGGACATAAGAACCGATGACATCATAAGTGTGATTTGTAACTATTAATGGAATATTAGACTGTCCTAACTTCAATGTCAACATCCTGAACGCACCCTTAACAAGTTGTGATTTAGTCATATCACGTACTTGCTTATCATCCAGTGCATCCCTGATTTCCTTTTCAGTGGACAGCATACCAAGAGAGTCTAACACAAACATACACGGTTTGCGATCCTCTATTGGGGTCTTAAGATATATATCAACTGCCCTAAGTGCCTTTGATCTAAACTCCTCAATGGTGACAACATTTACCACCACAAGACGTTTCATGTCAATACCACGAGATTCCAATAATGGCTTATTAACTGCGGCTTCAGTATCGAAATAGAGACAATAACCATCAGGATTATTATCAAGGAAGTTTTTAACCACTGCGAGCGAGAAAAAAGTTTTCCCAGTACTAGACTCACCAGCAATGGCAGTAATCTTATTACTAGAAACACCGCCAAAAATGGAACCACTAACCAGTCCATTAAAGATGTATGAACCTGTGTCGATGAATCTTTCTTGTCCGTCGATGTCTGCTGCGAGTTGTGTGTATTCGTCACCAATCTCCTTTACTATTTCTTTTAAAAAATCCATTATGCTACCATCCCGTGTTCTTCACGAAGTATCTTTTTATAAGGTCCATCAGGGTTTTCATTCATTACCGTCTGAACCAATTTCATTTTTTGATAGAGTTTATCTCTAAACTCTCTCTTATTCCAATCATGATGTTCACTACAAAGAGCATCGACAATATCGTCAAACTCTTCTTTATCAATAGGTAAATCCATTAGATGTCACACTCTCCATGTTTACATTTATAATCGTCAGATTCAGAATAAATCTTAACTCTGCTTTCATTCATAGTCTGTTTCTGCTCTTCAACCTTTACATCATCTTTGAAATTTTTAAGAAGAAAATACAATCTAGTGTCACCACCTAATGCAAGAGCATTTACAATAGTATCTAAATCTTTAAGATTAATAGGTAATTCCATTTAAGAGAAAAAGGATTCTAAGTTTACAGTTTTTTCCAC